AAATATAAATAACCTCCACCATTAGGTAATGATAGTACTGATGCACCAGGGTTTTTAGTTTCAAAGTTTTTACCCATAGGAGTTTTCATATAAATTTGTTTAGCGTATCCTTCACACATTTCTTCTAGCTTAGATATAGTGTCAATAGCTATATATTTATAAGGTCTTCCCTCTTTCATAATTGCTGAACCAATAGAGTGCAGCTCTTTTAAACTATTAGCTTTAACTTTTAAAGCGTCAATCATATCTGAGCCATCTTCTAAATCTATAATTAGACAGTCATCTAGTTGCGATAATACTGTAGTCTTACCTATTTTAGGTGGACCGTATATTATCATATTCTTTGGCGATTTACGGCTAGCCTTTACCTTTGTTTTTGGTAATTCCATAATATTATTCATTTTCATAAAATACACCGTACCCGGGAGCTTTTCCTGTTAACGGCACTTTTTTTATTATAACCTTTTCTTTAATTTTTGTACCCTGGTTATATTTAGGGTTTTTACTGTTTAATTTTTTCTTTTTCATATTATTTTAAATCTTTTGCAGTTAAGTTATACTCAGCCATTAATTCTTTTTTGCGATTAATTAAAGTACTTTTTTTTACCCTAGTACTTTCATAAGCTGTGCTCATACTTTCTACTTTATTACTTTTAGCTGCCATATTATTTATTGTTGTAGTTAAATTTTTACATATTTCAATTGCTGTCTTCTTCATTTTTTATTTTTGTTTTAAACCCCGTAAGATTTGTGTTAAATTTTTTTTGTCTTTCTATTCTTTGCCCTTCTTTTATTGCATATCTACCCAGCAGCAAAGTTATTACTAATATTAAAATTAATATTTCCATATGTTATACTCTTTCGTTAATTGTAAATGTTGACATTTCTGCTTCATAGGGTATCATGCCTAATAAGCCGTCTCTGTTCTTTTCTATATGTACAGCTAATAAACCTTTAGGATCTTCGTTACAGTAAGAATCTGTAATTCCATAAAGATCATGCGGCCTCTGTAACATCATAACAACGTGCGCATCCTGTCCAATACTATCACCACCAAATAAATCTGTTAATAATGGTTGATATTGAGCTTTAGCTCTATGTTCTTGTTCTATGTTACGGTTTAGCTGCGATAATAATATATTAATAACTCCCATTTTAGATTGCATCCACATACAACCTTTACTAACTGTATTAAGTCTCTGCAATTCAGTAGTGGCATCACCCAATACTAATCTAGAATGATCAAAAACATTAACCACAGTGTGATCAGGTCTTTTATTACATATTTGTATATTAGCATTTTGAATAAATTCCATTGTTCTAGGGATATTGTTAAAGTATATAGGATAATCATTATATTTAATAACTTCATCTCTATACTTCTTAAAAGCTTCATCTGATAGTTTTTGTTCTACAGATAAAAGCTCAAGTACTTGCTTGTTTGCTCCTTTAGAGCCCGCACGCAAGATTTGCTGATAGCCAGGCATTTCAAAAGTCCAATAAAGAACTATCACCTGTTTAGTAGGGCTTGCATCTAGCATATCAAATATAAGTTGATTACTAAATGCAGATTTACCTACACCGGGCCTACCAGCAACTACATACATTTTACCTGGTTGTAAACCTCCAAGTAAGTTTCTATTTAATCTTTTCCATTTTGTTGGATAGACATTACGATTTCCCATCATACCTGTTTTGATATGATTTAAAGATGTTGTTACAGCGTTTTTTATACTTTTAAAGCCGCTGTCTTTAAAGGGATCTTGTAATTCTTTTGGTATTTTCTCGTGTTTCATTTTCATCTAAGTTTTCATACTTTTCCCAAGTATGGTTATTAATCCAGGTTTCTAAGTTTTGTAAATAAGCTAGACTGTCCTGATCTACAGTCAGTTGCTTACCTAAACAATTAAGTATATGCTTATGTTTATAAACTTTAGTGCCAACTATACGTTTGTAGCGATTTTTGGCTTTTTCATTTGCTTTAGCATCTGGATCCTTAGCATGTAAAATTCTAATACCTCTTTTAGGTGAGTCAACTTTCATTGGATACGCATTAATAAGCTCAGCAAACATCTGATCAAAACTAGAAGAAAACAAATCTATAAAGTTTTGTTTAATTACATGTTGATCAGATGTTTGGCCTAACTTAATGTATCCTTTTCTTTCTAGCTCATCTAAATTTGGTTTAAGATTAAGATCGTTTAAATAGTTATACCCTTTTCTATATATAATATAAAGATAAACATAATCGTCAGCACTCATTTCTGTTTGGCGCAGTACCTCGAAGTCTATTTCTATATTCATTAAAAAGGTAATTTATTAGTAAAGTCAATTAATCGTTTTACTTTAACTATAAGTTCTTCTTTATAATTACCAGTAGTAGGGTCGTAGATATATTCTGTTTTTTTAATAATAAGGAATACACCTTGCTCTACTACTTGTATCTTTATAAAAGAATTTGTTATAATTAAATAAAATACTATTGCAAATATAATAATTTCATACATAATATACAAGTTTTGTTAATAATTATTTCCAAGTTACATTATCTAGTGATTTAACACTATTACGTAACCATTTTTCTTCCTGACTATCTTTAACATATAATATAATTATCTTACCAATTTTACCTTCCTGGTATCTAATAATTCTACCTACACGTTGGATCATAGTCAATCCTTTTGAAGTTAGTCCACATATTACAGCCATAGTAGCATCTTCTACATCAAAACCCTGGTTTAAAGCTTTAGTTGAACATAGCACAGGTTTATCACCTGATCTAAAATCTTCTAATGCTTCTTTCTTCTGCTTTTTTGTTTTACCAGAATGATATACAGTTGATAAACAACACGTTGCCTCTGCTAATGTATCTGTAAATGCGTTGGACCCCCCAAACACTAAAATCTTCTCTCCTACATTATTTATTACAATCTTTTGTAATTCTTCTACTTTCTCAAGAGCGTGATCTACTACTGCTTTACGTTGACGTATAGCTCGGTAAAACATAGTAGCATATTGTTTTTCTTGAGGAGTAGAATTCTTATTCGCTAGTATATACTGAGCTTGATTAAATGCATCGAACTGTCCAAGGTTGTATTTAGCATAAACAAATGTATTGTTTGCTTTTTTGTACAGTGCTTGTTCTTCTGTATTTAATTTAAGCGGATGACATACTACTTCATAAGGAGACACTAAACCTAAAGCTACACACTCATCTAAAGATATTCTATAAGCTAAAGGAGCTATTTTATACAAATAATCTTTATACTCTATCTCTTCAGGTGGAGTAGCAGTCATGCATAACAATTTATCCCAACTGTTATTTTCAAAGAATTTACGGTATTCAGGAGACAAGCCAAGATGTATCTCATCACATATTACTATATTATAATGGTTATCTTCTAGTTTGTATGCTGATTGATAACACATTATATCTACATATTCTAATATATCTTCGCAGTCCCATTTTATAAACTCCTCTTTAAATTGAGTCTGTAGTTGTTGAGTAGGCACTAAAACTAAGCCACGTTTAGTGTCAGAGCTAGTACTAGTAAGCATTTTGTCCATGGCAAGTACTCCGCACCTTGACTTTCCAAAACCAGTGCCAGCAATAAGACTACCATTAAAATTACTGTTTTGAGCCCACGCATTAAGCGCTTTTCTCTGTTCTTCATCTTTAGTTTTTAATAAATTAGTTTTTACTTGCACTCCCATAAAGTAACAGTTCTGTTAGTTTCCCTATCTTTATATGTGCCAGTGCTTACAACAAGGCCAAAATTTACTAGCTCAGTTACGCGTCCAGTAATACGATTAATATCCCAACCTAAATCATTAGCTATCATTCTATTAGTAGCTTTACCCAATGATTTTATAGTTTTATACACTTTTTTTTGTTTGTTACCTATAGTCCCTGACGTTACCAGTTGTTTATAGGATTTTTTTGATGTTGCGCTTACGTTTTTCATTTTGTTTCATTTTTTATTAATACTCTATCTATCTCTTCTAATAATTCTGTAGGAGTATATATCTTATCTTTAGAATTAAAAGCTTCATAAATCATTGTAAAATGATTCTTTTTTTGATCCCATGTCCAGTGTTGCTCTTGTTTATTTTTAACCTGAGCTCTTAACATAGTTTTTATATTTTTATATTTCATATTATATTTTATTTATACTAAACTTACCTTACTTTTTAACCAATACTCTTTAAAATACTCTCTTCTGCATTTTCTTTCTGCATTAGCTTTAATGTTGGCGTATTTCTGCGCCTCTGCGTATTCTTTCCATTCTTCAGTATCTTCTTCAGTTTTACCGCTATCTTTAAAATAATCATTCATATCTATAAGATTAGATTTACATCTTTTTTCCCAATCTTTATGAATTTTATATTCTGTTATAAACGCTTCTGTTTCTTTTTTCATATCTATTATTTTAGTTTAAAATAAAGGGGAGGAATTGATAAAGCCACAAAGTATAACTGCTGAATTTTATAATTTTATGTTTATCTAACCTCCCCCCTATCTATTTTTCCCAAGACTTACTAATGTTTGTGTCAGCTTTTAACAAGCCGTTAGTTACTATCTGAATAGCAGCACTCTCCATTAATTCAGTCATTTTATCCACCCATTTAGGTGCGTATTCAATTGTACATATACTATCAATCTGGTCATGTACAGTCATTACCAGCTTAACAGGCACGTCAGCTACTTTAATATAGTTTCTCATTAATATTAATGCAAGCTTAGTCATGTCTGCGCTAGCTCCTTGTATAGGTGTGTTTTTACTAGCACGCTCTATACTTCCAAGTTCAAATGCAGCTCCTCTGTCTGTATGTATTTTAGGATACCAGTTAGAAAACCATCTACGACGGCTGTAAGGAGGAAAAGTTTTAATATAACCAAACTTTTTACCATACATGCCTAACATATTTAAAAATCCACCAATTTTAGGAAACGCTTTAAAGTATTTATCAATTAAGTCTTCCGCATCTTTAATACTTATATTTAAAGTATTAGAAAGCTTGTGTGGGCCCATGCCATAGGCTAGTCCAAAGTTAATAGTCTTTACATTAGTACGCAAAGTCTTATGCTTAGGACAGTTGCACTTACCTCTTTTAAGGAGGAAGTTACAACTATCTTCAGCACTTTCATTCCACTGTGCACCGTAAACAAGCTCAGCACACACACTATGTAAATCTTGTCCCTTTTGTAAAGCATCAATCCATACAGGATCTTTACTACCAAAAGCGATGACATTCAACTCTTGACTACTATAATCAGAAGATACAAAACAATATCCTTCGGGAGCAACAAAGCAATTTCTAAAAGTATTATCAGCAGGTATTTGTTGCATGTTAGGTTTACTACTTGCAACACGGCCTGTGTCTAATATCTGATTAAAACTGGTATGTATTTTACCATCACTAGATATAAATTTAAAGAAGTCTTTACCATATGATGTGGCTAGTTTCATCTTTTCTTTGTATTTTACATACGTATTTATAAGAGTATATTTATATCTAAACTTATACATTTCTTTGCTGTTAACATTTTCAAGCTTTGGAATTAGTTTTTTAAATACTTTGAGTACCTGCATAGGGCTACTCCATTTTACATTTACTTTTCTAATTTCGTCTATTGGTGTAAATAAATCTGTTTGAACAGTCTTAGCTATAAAATCAGAGAATAGCTCATTAGTTAGTATTATATTATCTAACTCTTCTGCCATTTCTATAGATTCTAATTCACTTCTTTTAGCTATAACTTCCCAACTTTCTTTATCTATATCAAGACCATTGTATTCTATATCAGCAAAAGATAACACTGCTCTATTCTCAAGATCAACTACATTTTGTAGTTTAAATTTCTCAATAAGAGGTAGTTGGTGTTTTCTAATACTTAACAAATACTCTACATCTTTAGCACCATATATAATTTGATCGTTTTTATAAGGCTGTCCTGTTAGCCCTATAAATTGGTTTCTTACTTCTTTGTTTAACTCTACTGTTGCTTTTGCAGAGTTATAAGTTGACTTAGTATATTCTGTAACTGCTTTTGTTACTTTACCAACAGTTTCGACAGATTTTTCAAAAGTACCATCTACACCTGTAAGCACATCTAAAGATTCTTTACCTGCATTTTTGACATCTTCCATAGCACCTGCAAAGTCTCCACTAAATACTTTCTTGACTGCACTTGCTAAAAAACCTAAAGTATCTAAATAAGATTCAA